CAAAGCAGTCAAGAAGACTCAAGCGCAGCCTAAAGCAAATCCAGTAGTAGATGAAATATCTATTGAAGAACAACACAATATTATCTTTAAGCCAAATGAAGGTCCACAAACAGACTTTCTAGCTGCAGGTGAAAGAGAAGTGTTATATGGTGGCAGTGCAGGTGGGGGCAAGTCCTACGCCATGTTAGCTGACCCTCTACGTTACATGGGCCATCCGTCCTTTTCTGGTTTGCTATTACGGCATACAACAGAAGAACTAAGGGAACTTATCTTTAAATCACAGGAAATGTATCCTAAGATTTGGAAAGGTATCAAGTGGTCTGAACGTAAGATGCAGTGGACTGCGCCCTCTGGCGCAAGATTGTGGATGTCATATCTGGATAAAGAAGATGATGTCTTGCGTTATCAGGGTCTAGCGTTTAGTTGGATAGGCTTTGACGAGTTGACACAATGGCCCACACCGTTTGCATGGAACTACATGCGCTCTCGTCTACGGTCCACTGCACCCGATCTTCCAGTGTATATGAGGGCAACTACTAACCCCGGAGGTAGAGGCCATCACTGGGTAAAGAAAATGTTTATTGATCCTGTTGCCCCAAACAAATCTTTTAATGCAACAGATATTGACACAGGGGAAACTTTAAGGTATCCTGCAGGACATGAGAAAGCAGGTAAGCCTTTATTCAAACGTAGGTTTATTCCTGCTAGACTCAAAGATAATCCGTATCTATCAAAGCAAGGTGACTACGAAGCCATGCTACTGTCATTACCAGAACAACAACGTAGGCAGTTACTAGATGGAGATTGGGATATTAAGGAAGGTGCAGCCTTCACAGAATTTGATAGGAATTTACATGTTATTGAACCTTATCGCATTCCCAGTAACTGGGTCAAGTTTAGAGCTTGCGACTATGGCTATGGGTCTTATAGTGCCGTACTTTGGTTTGCTGTCTCACCTAGTGAACAGATAGTTGTATACAGAGAACTATACGTTAGTAAAGTATTAGCTACTGATTTAGCTGACATGGTTCTTGAACTAGAAGCAGAAGATGGAAATATAAAGTATGGAGTGCTTGATAGTTCTTTGTGGCATAAGCGTGGTGATACTGGTCCATCGTTGGCTGAACAGATGATACAGAAGGGATGCCGTTGGCGACCATCTGACAGATCAAAAGGATCACGTGTAGCAGGTAAAAATGAAATACACAGACGTTTGCAAATAGACGAGTTTACAGAAGAACCTAGAATGGTATTTTTTAACAACTGTGTAAACACTGTAGCACAATTACCTGCTTTACCAATAGATAAAAAGAATCCAGAAGACGTTGATACAAAGTCAGAAGATCACTTGTATGATGCTTTAAGATACGGTATAATGTCAAGACCAAGATTTAGTGTATTTGATTACGATCCGCATGGCGCACCTTCTATGGGTATGAGAGTTGCAGATAATGTATTTGGCTATTAAGGAAAAGTAAATGGCAGAAGAAAACGAAACATTTATAGAAGATGATTCAATTGTCTTAGACGATATTGAAGAGGATGTTACAGAGGATTCTCAAACAGAAAATATCATTCCATTTATTATGGAACGTTACAATCGTGCAGAAGACTATCGAAGACAAGACGAAGAACGTTGGTTACGATCTTACCGCAACTATCGTGGTATATATGGACCAGAGGTTCAGTTTACAGAAGCCGAAAAATCTCGTGTGTTTATTAAGGTAACTAAAACAAAAACACTTGCAGCATATGGTCAGATTGTAGATGTATTATTTGCAAACAATAAATTTCCACTAACTATTGACCCTACTGAATTACCAGAGGGTGTAGTTGCAGATGTTAACTTTGATCCACAAGAACCAGAACAGCTACGTTCAAACGGTATGGATGAAACAGTTAGCCCATATGGATTTTCAGGAGATGGACGTGAGATACCTGCAGGTGCTACAGCTAAAACACTTGCAGATAGTCTAGGTCCAATGGCAGATAAGTTTGAGGGAATTGATAATTTAAAACAGGGTGTAGGTAAAACACCGACTGCTGTTACGTTTAGTCCTGCAATGGTTGCAGCTAAAAACATGCAAAAGAAAATACATGACCAACTAGAAGAGTCAAATGCATCTAAACATTTACGTAGTACTGCGTTTGAAATGGCTTTGTTTGGTACAGGGATTATGAAAGGTCCGTTTGCTGTAGACAAAGAGTATCCTAGTTGGAATGATGATGGAGAATATGAGCCTACATTTAAAACAGTTCCTCAAGTAAATCATGTATCTGTTTGGAACTTTTATCCAGATCCAGATGCAAACAACATGGACGAAGCTCAGTATGTAATTGAACGGCATAAACTATCACGTTCTCAGATGCGTAATCTAAAGAAGCGTCCTTACTTTCGCTCTCAGGTTATTGACGAAGCTATTAAGTTAGGTGAAAACTACGACAAAGAATATTGGGAAGATGATTTATCTGACTATGCGCCAGAGCATGGTGTAGAACGATATGAGGTTCTTGAGTACTGGGGTATGGTAGAAACTGAAACCCTTGAAGAACAGGGAGTAGATATTCCAGAAGAGCTAATGGCAATGGATGAGTTACAGGCAAACGTTTGGATTTGTAACGGTAAACTTATTCGTATGGTTCTGAATCCATTCAAACCTGCTACTATTCCTTATGTAGCATCTCCCTATGAACTTAACCCATACTCATTCTTTGGTGTTGGTATTGCTGAAAACATGGACGATACCCAAACGTTGATGAATGGTTTTATGCGTATGGCTGTAGACAATGCAGTTATGTCAGGAAACTTGTTAATTGAAGTCGATGAAACTAACTTGGTTCCGGGTCAAGACTTGTCAGTATACCCCGGTAAAGTATTTCGAAGACAGGGTGGTGCTCCGGGGCAAGCTATCTTTGGCACTAAGTTTCCAAACGTTTCTGGTGAGAACATGCAACTATTTGACAAGGCTCGTGTACTTGCAGATGAGTCAACAGGCTTTCCATCCTTTGCGCATGGACAGACAGGTGTGCAGGGTGTAGGACGTACAGCTAGTGGTATCAGTATGCTTATGGGTGCTGCCAGTGGTGCAATTAAAAATGTTATTAAAAATGTAGATGATTACCTACTACGTCCACTTGGTGAACGTCTGTATCGTTTTAATATGCAATTTGATTTTGATCCAAATATTCGTGGTGATCTTGAAGTAAAAGCACGAGGAACAGAATCACTTATGGCTAATGAAGTGCGTAGCCAAAGACTAATGCAGTTTATGCAAATAGCAAGTAGCCCAACACTTGCGCCTTTCGCAAAATTCCAATATATTATTAGGGAAATTGCTAAGTCGTTAGAGCTTGACCCAGATAAAGTTACTAACAATATGAATGAAGCAGCAATACAAGCAGAGCTAATGAAACAGTTTCAACAACCTGCTGAACCTGAAGGAGCACCTGCAGGAGCAGATGCAGCAGACCCAACAGGAGCAGGTGGTGGTAACATAGGAACTGGCATGGCTCCACAACCTAATGAACAAGGATTTAGTGGAAATGGACAAGGAGCACCTCAACAAGCTGAAGTGGCTAGTGGCGAACAACCGCCAGTGGAACAACTTCAGTAATTATATTGAATCTCTAATAGAGGCTCAACAAAGAAAAATAGAACAATCTGACAACCCAACCGAAATGTATAGATCACAAGGAGCTATACAAGAGCTACGTAAAATAAAAAATTTACGTGATGTAATTTCAAACTTAGGATAATACTATGATGAATAGACCCAACTTAATGTACAAACAAGGTGGCCTCAATGATGAAGGTGGCGAAATAGATGAAGTCTCAGGCAACGAAGTTCCTGTAGGTGGCACTAAAGAGGGTGTACGAGATGACATTGAAGTTAACATGAGTGCAGGTGAATTTGTTTCAGACGAAGCAACTACACGTTATCATGGATTAAAAACATTTTTAGGTATGCGTGATGAAGCTATTATGGGTATGCAGAAAATGGAAGCAATGGGATTGATGGGTAATTCAGATGAAGCAACATTACCCTCTGACATGCCATTTGGTATGGGCGATCTTATGGTTGTGCAAATTGATAAAGATGGAAAAGAAAAAGAATTAAACATGCAAGAAGGTGGCGTAGTTCCTAGTGGCATGGTAGATTTAAGTGATCAACAACAAGACATACCTATGCAAGAACAAATTGGTCCTGTAACATTTGACGAAGTAATGTCAGATGCAAAAATGGAATTTAAAAACTATGTAAATGCCGATGGTCAAAACCTCATGGTTCCGTTTATTGGTGGAGTACCTCTTTATCCTATACCCCCCGGATATGAATTAGATGAAGGAGAAGAAGGAGATATAACAGAAGTACCTGAACTTCCCGATCCTGCTGCACCAGTTACACCATCAAGAGATGACGATGACGATAATGATGCTGCACTTACAGCTTATCGTGGAAGTAAAAAAGATACCAGTATTCAGTGGGATACATTATCAAATGATGAATTTTTAATTGAAGCAAATAAACGTAATGGTTTTGGTCGGAACTTAGCTATGGGTGTAGCTTCACTTATTAGTCCTCTTGCTGCAGTCGGCATGGCAGGACTTATGAAAGTAGAAGACAATAAAGTACTTGCTATGGCAAGATCACGACTAGCTGCATTGCCACAGGGTTCTGCACAACGAGCAGAATATGAAAAGATGATTGAGTCTTACGAAGCTCGTGGTAAAGGTTTATTTGGTAGTATAATTGGTAAAATTGTAGATACTTTAGGTGGTATGTTTGGTTCCACAGATGAGCAAAAAGTAAAAGCTCAAAATGCAAACTTAGTTGCCAACAGTGGTACAGTTGTAGGAAAATACAGTGCAAATGGACAAATAACTGAAGCAGGTATTGAAGCAGTAAACGGTGGTATCGTGGAAGGTGTTACTACTGAACAATATCAAAAAGCTCAACAAGATTTAAACTCACAAGACCCAGAAGTTAAAGCAGAAGCACAACGAATTATGTCTAATTATATTGGGCAGGAACTCGGTAGTTATGTAAATCAAGATATACTAAATGCAGCAAAAGCAGGTATCAGTGGAAGAACACCAGAACAAACACGTGTTGATCTTGTAAACATTGCATATCAACCTTCTACTGCACTAAAAGAACAACTAGACGGTTTAACACAGGGACAGAAAAATTTCTTAGGCTACACAGGTGAAAACTATTTAGATGTTATTGATTTTGGTAGAGAACAGGTATCTCAAATAGCACCTACAGGATTTACAACAAAAGCTCCTGATAGATCGTTTATGGGTCCAGATACTATGTCTACTCGTGCTGCATTTTCGGGTGATACAAGTGGCAATGTAATTACACAACAAGATATAACTAACCAAGAATCTAAAGTACGACAAGATCAAGTTAATGCATTAATTAATATTGGTGTAGATAGAGCACTTGCAGAAGCATCAGTACCTTCAGTTGGTATGGGATCAGTTCAAAGTTTTACATCCAGAGATGTAGATGCGTTAGAAGGACCAGAAGCAGCAGCAAGTTTTCAAACTACACGAAAAGGACAAACACCTACAGAGTTAGGTTTTGGTGATGCACAACTTGGTGAGTTTGGTGGGTTAGGAGAACAAGTTGACGTTGGTCCTGCTTTTGATCGACAAGCCTATGGTCAAGTAGACCTATCATCTGTAGATAGAAAGAATGACCCTGCGTATCCAGATTACTATGCAGAAAGAATGATACCTAGCCCATTTGAAGATGTTGATCCAAATACAGGAAAAGGTTTATTCGAAGGTCAAACTACAGAAGCATTTAAAATAGGTTCTGGTCTTAGTCCAACTGAGTTAGGTTTTGGTGATGCACAGCTAGGTGAGTTTGCAGGTGTACAAAGAGCAGATACCCCTGCACCTGACTATGCTACAATGGGCATGGGAGAAAAAGGTAGAGTAACAACACCAACTACAGTAACACCTAAAGTTGATACTAAAACAGTTCAAGAAGAAATGGCTAAACAAGAAGCTAATTACATGGAAGCTGCTTTTGGTGATCAAACAACAGATGCACTACAACTAAAAGATGTTGTACCAGATACTGCAGCCAAGATGTCTTTTGAAGATGCCTTTGCTGCTGCACGTGCAGAAGAAAAAAGATTGGGTCTTGCTGCAGGTACTTCTCAGTTTGAGTATGATGGTAAAATGTTTTCTACTGCCACTAAAGAACAAGCTGCAGCAAAAACAGACGAACCTGCAGAACAAAAAGGTAAGTATAGCCCAACTGCAAATAAACAATTGTCTGGTGGATATGAAACCAACACACTTAGCGATGCAGAACAAGATGCATTTGATGCTGCAGTAGATCGTGGTGATGCTAATGTAGCAAACCACTTTGCAATGGTAAATAGATCACGTAATAAACAAGATGAATACGCTGCAAGTGGTTTTGATAAAACTGTAGGTAGGTCATTAGGTCTTTCAGATTTTGATATGCAGCAAGCAGAAGAATACGGTGGTAGTGTACAGACAGCTATTAACGAAGGTCGTGCAGAAAAAGCTGATGGATTTTTAGGTTTTGGTAAAGTGACTGTTACTGATACAAGTAAAAGTAAGGGTGGTAGTAACGCAGGTAAAAGAGATGATGATGATAAACCTGCTACAACAACTACAACTACAAGCAGTAAAGATACTAACATTGCCTCATCAGGACGTAGTGAAACACAAATTCAAAATGATATTAATGCTGCGTTAAAAGCATCTGGTGGTGAATGGACATCTGAGTTGAATACGCTTGTATCTGAACGTGACAGTGCTCGTTCAAATCAAGGTAGTTCATCTTCCTCTGATGATGGTGGAGGAGGCGGTGGCGGTGGTGGCTCATCGTCAGGTGGTGGTAAGATAGTATGTACCGCTATGAACGATGCCTATGGATTTGGTTCATATCGTAATGCTATATGGCTTGCGTACTCAGCACGTCACATGACAAAAGAACATGAGGTAGGATACCATACTATTTTCTTACCACTTATTGACTTAGCATACAAAAAGAATTACAATAGTGTAAGAGTTATTCTTGAAAATATTGCAAGACACCGTACTGCTGATCTAAGAGCAGAAATGAAAAACGGAAAACGAGATAACATAGGACGTGTTTATCGTGCAATATTAGAACCTATCTGTTATGCAGTAGGTAAAGTAAAACTTTCATTGGAGAAATAAATGGCAGACAAAACCTATCAACAATATTTAGGAGAAGTATCTACACGTTATCGTGATCTTTCTGATGATGAAAAAGATGTAGTACGTGCAATGCGTGGTACGCAACAAGGTTTGGTTCTTAGTAAAATACTAGGAAACGAATTGGCTCTTGCTGACTTAGGAGTAAAACGTACTCCAACAGCAATGCCAAAAAAACGTGGACTAGCTACACGATAAATTAGTTAGATATTCTGGCTACTCATCCCCCATCCAACATGGCTACGGTGGCCCCAGTAAAGGAAAAACAAATGCAAGACGCAATGGTAGAACAAGTAGAAACTAAATCTGCTTTTATAAATAAAAAATATAGTAATGAAGATAGACTTAAAAAAGAAGAAGAAGAACTAGAACAATTAGTAGCTGAACAAAAGGGTGAAGCTAAACAAGAAGAACCTGAACCAGAAGGTGCAGAAGAAAAATCTTTTAAGAAACGCTACGGTGATCTACGCAGACACATGCAGCAAAAAGAAAAAGAGTGGTCTGAAAAGTTTAATAGTATTCAAAGTCAACTATCAGAAGCCACTAAAAAAGAAATGAAACTTCCTACATCTGAAGAAGACTTAGATGCTTGGATTAAAAAATATCCAGATGTAGCAGGAATTGTAGAAACAATTGCAATTAAAAAAGCTAAAGAGCAATCTGCAGAATTAGAAGAACGTGTAAAGGCAGTAGATGAAATGCGTGAAACTGCTGCACGAGAAAAAGCTGAAGCAGAGCTAATGAAGCTACATCCTGACTTTGACGAGATTAGAGAGAGTGATGACTTTCACGATTGGGTAAACGAACAGCCTAAGTCAATTCAGGATGCATTGTATGAAAATAATACTGATGCTCGTACTGCTGCAAGGGCAATTGATTTATATAAATCAGATAAAAATATTGGTACTAAAAAGAAAAAGAATACAGACAAAGACGCAGCTAAATCTGTAGACTCACGTAACTCACGTAGTAGACCAGATACAAGTGATGGTTCAGGTGCAATCCTAGAATCTGAAGTCAATAAAATGTCTGCACAAGAATACGAAAAGCGGTCTGACGAAATTATGGAAGCTATCCGTACAGGCAACTTCGTATATGATTTATCTGGTAATGCCAGATAACTATTGACATATAGTTTTTTATCAGTATAACTATATGTAGAATCGTAAGTGGTACAGCCCCTGTAGAGATGGATACCTGTACCTATTACTTTATTAGCAAACAACATATCCTTTCGGACAACCTAATGTCTCATGGCCCATTGTGTGTAATATAGGCCAATATTACATGAAATGCACCCTAGTAGAGTTAGCCTCTGTATAAGTATAGTTAGTTTTGCATCTGTCGTGCTCAATGCTATAAGGAGAATTACAATGGCATTTTCAACAGCATCAGGTTACGGTAACTTACCTAATGGTAACTTTTCACCAGTAATCTATTCCAAACAGGTGCAACTTGCATTCCGCAAGGCATCTGTTGTTGAAGCGATCACAAACTCAGATTATTTTGGTGAGATTGCCCAAATGGGTGACTCAGTAAAAATCATCAAAGAACCTGAGATCACTGTGAAATCGTATGCACGTGGTACAACAATCACTCCACAAGATTTGGATGACGAAGACTTTTCATTAACAATTGACAAAGCTAACTACTTTGCTTTCAAAGTTGATGATATTGAGGAAGCTCATAGTCACGTTAACTTTTCAAGTCTTGCAAGTGATCGTGCTGCGTATAGACTATCTGACCAGTTTGACCAAGACGTTCTTGGTTACATGTCTGGTTTTAAACAATCTGCAATTCATGGTAACGCAAACACTGCTAACACAACTGTTAACGGTTCTAAAGCGGTATCAACTGCAGGTTCAGACGAATTGCTTGCCTCAATGAAGTTAGATGGTTCTGACTTTAATGCAGGTACAGGCGGTCAGTCTATTGCACTATTGCCACGTACTGGCGGTGCAACAGCTACACCTTCTAATGCAGGTGAAGCAAACCCACTACAACTTATTGCTCGTATGGCTCGTAAGCTAGATCAGCAAAATGTTGACACAACTGGTCGTTGGCTTGTTGTCGATCCAGTGTTCATGGAAATCCTTCGTGACGAAGACTCACGTCTTCAGAATGCAGACTTCGGTGAATCTGGTGGTATCCGTAATGGTCTTGTTGTAAACAACCTACACGGTTTCCAAGTACACGTGTCTAACAACCTACCAACTTTTGGTACTGGTCCTGCAACAAACGCAGCGTCAAACGCAACTAACTACGGTGTTATCGTAGGTGGTCATAGTTCAGCCGTTGCAACTGCAGAGCAGATCAATAAGACAGAATCATATCGTGACCCTGACTCATTTGCAGACATTGTTCGTGGTATGCATCTATATGGTCGCAAAATCCTACGCCCAGAGGCGTTGGTTAATGCGCTTTACAACTTACGTTAATAGGGAGGACTGAAAATGGCACTTGGTGACAATACACTTCGAGCAGTTGGTGGTAACTCCCAACGTGGTCGTAACCCATACATGGTACAAACTGTAGTTGACTTTGCAACTGCATTGTCTGACAAAGGTTCTGCACTTGCAGCATCCGATGTTATTCCATGTATTGCTGTTTCAAAAGGAACAATGATCCTTAATGCAGGTATTGAAGTAGATACACTTCAAACTGCAGCGAGTGCATTAACACTTGACTTAGGTACAGGTGACGATGCAGATTGTTTCGTAGATGGCTTTACAGCTACTACTGCAGCAGCAGGTACAGTTGCTCAAAACGCAGCAGCCTTTCAACCATTGATGGCTACTGCTGATGACAACATTGACCTAAAGATTGCTACTCTATCGGGTACACTTTCTACAGGTAAATATCGTGTTTGGGCTGTCCTAATGGATTGCACAGACCTAGGCAGTGACATGTCTGCTAATGAAGTAGCACGTGACAACGCTTAACTAAAAAATTGAGGGGCTGCTTTAGAGTGGCCTCTCTAACTGTATATAAAGGGATTCAAACATGGCTATCACAACAGCAATGTGTACAAGTTTTAAATCAGAAGTTCTGGGGGGTACTCATGATTTGGATACCCATACATTAAAACTAGCATTAATTAAAAGCGGTATGTCTGGTACATATGGCGCAGCAACAACGAATTATTCAGATGTTACAGGAAACTCTGACGAAGCAACAGGCACTAACTATACAGCAGGTGGACAAAACCTAGACGGTGCTACTATCTCTACAGATGGTACTACAGCTATCGTAGACTTTACAGATGAAGTATTTTCCAACGTAACAACTTCAGCAGCAGGTTGTATTATCTATAACTCTTCTGCTTCTAATAAAGCAATATGCGTAATTGATTTTGGTGGTACGGTAAGTGCTACAGCAGGTGACTTAACTATAGAATTTCCTGCAGCAGCAGCGAGTACTGCAGTCATACGTATTGCCTAACAAATGTCTTTTTATGACTCCTCTGATGCCCTCTATGGCACAGGTAGGTATGGCTCTGCAAGTTACGGAAGCGTAGCTCCTAATGTAGCCTTATCGGGGGTTAGTGCAACTGGCGCAATAGAAACTGTAAGCGTTGGTGGTTTTGAAATTGACATATCTGAGAACTTACTCAGTGTATCTGCAACAGGTTCAATTGGTACTCTAGGTGTTGGTGTAAGTAAAACACTAACTGGCGTAAGTGCTACTGGTAGTATTAACACAGTCAAAGAAAATGTTGCAGAAGAAATAGGTAGCGTATCAGCTACAGGTGCAGTAGGCACAATAGAACCACAAGTAGACGAAGACTTAAACAGTGTATCAGCTACAGGTTCAATAGGAACACTTACAGTAAACGTAAGTGAAACTATAGCAAGTGTATCTGCAACTGGTGCAATAGCCACAGTAGAAGCTAAAACTGCTGAAAACTTATTAAATGTAACAGCTACATTTACTATAGGTACAATTAAACCAAATGTATCTGAGAGCCTAGCATCTGTATCTGGAACATTTGGTTCTCCTTCAGTAACAGCTAGATCATCTTCTAAAGCTGAGATTGTAGGGTTAGAGCTAACTGGTGGTATTACAGAACCAGAAGCAACAGTAGATGAAGCATTAGAAAGTGCATCTGCAACATTAGAACTAGGTAATATTAGTGTAGGTGTTACCGAAAAACTAGCAAGTGTATCTGCTTCTGCTATAGTAAATTTACCAGTAGGAAACGTAACATCAATTCAATTTGATTACGAGGCAGTTAAACACAGATACAATAAACGTAGAACTGTTATATTACCGAGGGCAGCATAATGCCATCAACGCAGTTTGAAAGAACAGTTTTAGTTAGAAGTCAATCAAGGATTGTATACATTGATCCTGCAACATTGACTACAACAAAAGAACGAACAGTAATAGTAGAACAACAAGATAGAAAAGTTTTTATGGAAAGAAAACCTACATCAGCAGATCGTGTTGTTTATGCAAATGAGGATTAATATATGAGTTTTCGTTGGCCTAGTAAAGACCCAGATGAAACATTAGACTACAGTGTAGATTGGTCACGATTTCTTGACACAGCAACTATCAACTCTGTTATATGGTTTGTAAAGTCATCTTTATATAATACAAAAACAAGATTAAATGCAGGAGAAACATTATCGTTTGCTTCTAGTAACGCTGTAACAGATAGCATTCAAAATGTATCTCAGACAAATACTAATACTGTAGCAACAATAAATATATCTGGTGGACAGAATAATGTAGAGTATACTTTCTTTTGTCAGATGACAGACGATACAGGAAGCACAGCAGAGCGTAGTATTAAGTTAAGACTGAAGGAACGTTAATATGGCATATGATTATCTTGGACTTGTCAATGACGTAAACCGTAGACTTAATGAAGTTGAGCTAACATCAACTAACTTTGGTACAGCTACTGGTGAATACTCAATGATTAAAGATGCAGTAAATTCATCTATACGTTATATAAATCAACATGAATATGAATGGCCCTTTAATCATGTAACAGCAGATGAAACTATGACTGCAGGTGTTGTACGTTATGCATTTCCTACAGATGCAAAAACAATAGACTTTGATAGTTTTAGAATCAAACGAAATGATACACTAGGAAATGATACTAGACGTATTAAAGTAATGTCATACGAAGAATATTTAGACAAACATGTAGATATAGAGTATAATACATCTGCAAACAGATCAATGCCCGATTTTGTTTTTAGAGCACCTAACCAAGAATTTGGCTTTGTAAAAAATCCTGACAAAGCATACGAATATGTTTATGAGTATTATCGTTTACCTGTCGATCTATTAAATACTACAGATGTTCCTACTGTACCAGAACAGTTTCGCTACATTATTGTAAATGGGGCTATGCACTTTGCCTATATGTTTAGAGGTGAAACACAGGAAGCACAGGTAACACAAGCAAGGTTTATGGAAGAAATAAAAAGTATGCGTAGTCTGTATGTGAATAGATATGACTATGTTAGGTCTACTGCTATAACACAAAGTAATACATCAGTTAGTTCTTTTAGGGTGTTTTAATGTATGCCTACCAATCGTCAAACATTTCCCATTCAGTTTAGCGGTGGGCTAATAACAAACATGAGTCCGTTGCAACAGGGTATGCAAATGCCCGGTTCTGCACGAATACTCAGAAACTTTGAGCCATCTATTGAGGGTGGATATAAACGAATACTAGGTTATGATAAGTACGACTTAGATATTATACCACCCTATGGTATACCTGTAGTAAATGGTGCATCACAAACTGGTACAACTTTAAACATTGCAAATATTAGAAAAACACCAGAACAAAATGACAAGTTTAAATTAGTACATGTTACTGCAAACATAAACGGTACATCTACTATTGCTACTGCAAATGGTCCAACTGCTCTTGTTAATGGTGCGGTAACTGCAGATAACACAATAATAGTGGATACAGTTGCTGCAGGTACTATAGCAAAAGGACAAGCTGTAACAGGAGTAGGTATTCCAAGTAACGTTACAGTATCTAGTGTTACAGCAGGGGCAGCAGGTAATTTTACTGTAGTACTTTCTAGTAATATAACTGTAGCAGATAACCTAGCGTTACAGTTTACTTTTAAAACTACTACATTTGCAGTAGATGGTGTGGTAGGTACAATTGTAACAGGCATGGAAATTGTTGGTACTGGTATACCAAGAGGCACAACAGTACAAGCTTTTTCATCACCAAATGTTACAATAGGTAGTGCAGCAGATACATTATCATTAGTTCTTACAGATGACACTGCACTAGAGTTTAAAACTGAATATACTATTGGTGCAAGCGTTACCTTTGATGATGATGAGAATAGAGCAACAATAGGTATATCACCTGCTCTTACTGCATCACCTGCTAATGGAGATGAGGTAGAGTTTACAAGTACAAATACTAATCACCTTACAATAGGTTGTGGTGTATTTCTTGACTCAGTTATTGTAGCTAGAAACGAAAGTTTAATTAAAACATCTGGCACTGGGTTCTCACTTGTAAATGTACCAGTATACGGAACTGTATTAGTAGATGGTGCATCTCAAACAGGTAGTAGTTTAGTAGTAGACGGATTAGACTCTACACCACAACTAGGCGATATATTTAAAATTGCAGGTGTAGATAAAATATATACAGTAACTGCAACACCAACAGTTACATCAGGTGGAGCTACAATAGCAATTGATCCTGCGCTTGCTAGTTCACCTGCAGATAATGCGGCATTAACTTTTTTAAGTACATCAAGAGAAAATGGTGGTAAAACTAGATTTTCTAGGTATAACTATACAGGATCAGAAAAAATTGCAATAGTTGATAGTATCAACGTTCCTGCATTATACAATGGTTCTCAGTTTACCGCACTTAATGATGCACCCACAGATGTAAATGCAGCAGAGTTTGTAGTAAGTTTTAAGAACCACCTATTCTTTGGCAAAAATAACTTACTAACTTTTACTGCTCCCTTTACAGATACTGACTTTACAGCAGCTAACGGTTCTGGTACAATATCTGTAGGCGCAAATATCACTGGTCTAATTGTATTTAGACAACAACTTATTATCTTTACCGAGTCATCTATATTTCAACTATTAGGAAATACGATAGGAGACTTTAACTTACAACCAGTAACCACAGACATTGGTTGTGTAGATAAAGATACCATACAAGAAGTTGGTGGTGACGTAATGTTTCTTGGTCCAGATGGTCTAAGACTTCTAAGTGGTACAGAGAGAATTGGTGACTTTGGATTAGGTGTTGTATCCAAAACAATACAGAAAGAAGTAACAGACTTTATTACAGCTAACACATCTTTTACAAGTGTAGTCATACGTAATAAATCACAGTACAGAATACTAGGTTACAATAATAATATAGGACAAGCAAACGCTCAAGGCATACTTGGTACACAGATGGCAGGTCAAGGTGGCGAGGGAATGTCATGGGCAGATTTAAGAGGAATAAGAGCATACGTAGCAGACAGTAGGTTTTTCCAAAATGCAGAAACAATTGTATTTGCAAACGATGATGGATACCTATACCAAATGGAAGAAGGTAACAGCTTTGATGGAAGTAACATTCAAACAACTTTTGCTACACCGTATATGCCAATCAATGATCCAAGAATACGTAAGACATTTTACAAGATGTTTTTGTATACTGATCCACAAGGTAGTGTTTCGTTTGACGTAAGTTTGAAACTAGACTTTGACCAAAAGAATAGTGTACAGCCTACAAAGATTGACTTTAACAATGCTACAGGAACAGTTGCATTTATGGGCGCAGCTACATATGGATCAACAGCAGTGTATAGCTCCAAACTAAAGACACTGTTTGAAACACAAATAATTGGATCAGCTTTTGTTGTATCTCTACAGTACACATCAGATAGCGTAGACCCCCCATTTTCATTAGACGCTATTACACTAGAGTACACAACCAACACACGAAGGTAAAATAATATGGGTACAGGTTACACACGGAACGATACAGCAAACAACATTGCTGACGGTAACGTTATTAACGCTGCAGACTTTGACGGTGAATATGACGCAATTGAAGCTGCATTTAATTCTTCTACAGGCCACACACACGATGGTACTGCTGCAGAAGGTGGTGCTATTACAGTTATTGGTCCTGCCCAACAACTAGTAGCAACATCTACAGCTATTAATCCAAGCACCAATGCAGGGTTAGACTTGGGTACATCATCACTACAGTTTAAAGATTTGTACGTTGACGGTGTTGCTTATATAGATAGTTTTAGTGGAGACATGTCTGTTGGCACAAACAATAAGCTACAATTCCGTGATGCAGACTTGTCTATTAACTCTAGTGCAGATGGTCAACTAGATGTTGTAGCGGATACTACAGTAAAACTTACTTCACCAGAAGTTATTATGACAGATGATGTAAGGCTAAAAAGTGATGCCTCTATTCTTACATTTGGTGCAGATGACGATGTTAAACTTACACACGTAGCTGACACAGGTCTTGGTGCTACAGCAGCCAGTGGGTTTCAACTATCATTACAAACATCAGATATATCTGTAGACAGTGGTAATACAATTGGTAAGATTAGCTTTAATGCTCCACTAGAAGACAGTGGTACAGATGCTATTCTTGTAGGTGCAGAGATTGAAGCACAAGCAGAAGCAAACTTTGGTGCTGCAGATAACTCTACTGCTCTTATCTTTAAAACAAATACAAGTGCTGCAGCTACAGAACGTATGCGTATCAAGTCAGATGGTGATATACTATTTACTGGTGCATCAGCCAACATGACATGGGATACTAGTGCTAATGCATTAGACTTTGCTGATAACGCTAGTGCTGTTTTTGGTACAGGTGATGACCTTACAATTAAACATGATGGTACAAACACAAGTATTGTAAACACTACAGGTGAGCTTACAGTACAGGGTGATGGTATTACCGTACAAAGTAATACTGGTACTGAAAAGTATATGGATATGGATGTTAACGGTGCAGTTAATCTATACCATAACAATGTAAAGAAAATTGAAACAACAGCAGATGGTGTAGATGTTAGTGGAGACATTAGTGTTGGTAATCTTAACGTAGATGCAAATACAATATCTTCTACAGATACAAATGGTAACATAAATCTATCACCAAATGGTACAGGTACTGTTGTAATCAATACTGATCTTGATGTAGATAACGTTAATATAAATGGTAATGCTATCACATCAACAGATACCAATGGAAACATTGACATAAATCCGAATGGCACTGGTATCGTTAAACTAAAATATAACAATTCGGATGTATTAGTAACAAGTGCCACTGGTGCAACTTTGACAGGTGCGATTGCTGCAACTACTTTTAGTGGTCAGTTAGATGGTACTATATCGTCAGCTACAACAGCAACAACACAGAGTGCAGGTGATGATAGTGCAAAGGTAGCAACAACTGCATATGTTGATAATGCTACAGGAACTGGAACAACAGCATCTGACGCAAACGCACTTGCATTCGCAATAGCTTTAGGGTAAAATAAAATGGCAAACACTTTTAAAAATTATGTAAGTAGTTCGGCTGTAGGCACTTCAGAAGTAACAATCTACACCGTACCATCAAGTACTACTGCAGTTATCATTGGTTGTAACATAGCTAATGTAACAAGTAGTCAAATAAGAGTCACTGTAAAGGTTGCAGACACACATGTTGTGAAAGACGTACCTATACCTGCAAACTCTGCAATATCTGTTTTAGATGGTAAAATAATTGCAGAAACAACAGACACTGTAAAGGTAACATCTAACACAGCATCAAGTGCTGATGTAATAGTGAGTGCATTGGAGCAAACATAATGAGTAAATATATTGGAGCTACTGTAGTAAATCTCAGTGTAGACACTGTAGATGTTACAGGCGATATTACAGCTACTGATAGTACACCAGAACTTATATTACTAAACGACACACACGAAGATACTGATGGTGGTCGTGAAGGTAAGATAACGTTTAAGGGTGAGCAGTCAGGTGGTGAAGTTACAGTATTAGCACAGATACAGTCTGGACATGATGGTACATCAGACGATGAAAAAGGCGATTTGATATTTAAGACTAATGACGGTTCTGATGGTGCTAGTCCAACTGAGAGGCTACGGATAGATAGTGATGGAGTAACTACATTTACTGGAAATATAGCTAATACCTCTGGTGATTTAACACTTGATATAGTGGGTGACCTTATCATTGATGTTGACGGTGGTGATGTAAAGTTTAAAGATGACGGAACAGAGTTTTCTCAGTATTACAAAGATGGAAATGACCTTGCTATTTACTCTTCAATTAGTGATGGTGATATAAAATTTCAGGGTAAAGATGGTAGTTCTGTTGTTACTGCTATGACTATTGATATGTCGGAAGGTGGCAAGATTGGAATGGGTACAACTTCCCCTGTAACAAATTTAGATGTAGTTACCGAAAGTGCAGGAACTTTAGCAAGAATAAGAAGTAACACTAATAGTAGTCCTTCAGCAGGATTACAGTTGATGCGTGGTACAACAAGTACTTTTGGAGGAGATGCGTATACTGATTATTCTATCGAAAATATAAACGGTGGGCATCTTGTGTTTAATCTTGCTGAAAATAGTAGCACAACAGAAATTATGCGTATAGAATCGGGTGCAGGAAAATTTTTAATAGGTACAACTACTGTTCAAGGTGCAGGCCATACTTTTTCCGCTAGTCAATATAATTTAGTTGCAGGAGCAACTAGCACATTACAAGTCGTTCAATTTAGAAACCCTAATGGTAAAATAGGAACGATTGTTTTAAGTGGTTCTAGCACAGCCTACAATACATCTTCAGATTATCGTCTAAAAGAAAACGTAGAAACACTTTCTGGCGCAATAACACGAGTCAAAGCATTAAAACCAAAGCGTTTTAGTTGGATTGCTGATGAAGAAAATAGTGCAAATGTAGATGGTTTTCTAGCACACGAAGCTGCAACGGTAGTACCAGAAGCAGTAACAGGAACAAAAGATGAGGTAGAAGTTTGGCAAGATGATGATGTTTTACCAGACGGTGTTTCTGTAGGTGACAATAAGTTAGATGCGGATGGTAACACTATCCCAGAATATCAAGGAATTGACCAAGCCAAGTTAGTACCATTATTAACTGCTGCACTGCAAGAGGCAATAGCTAAGATTGAAACGCTAGAAACAAAAGTAGCGGCACTGGAGGGAGAATAACATGTCAGGATATATAGGCCCAATACCAGTACCACAGGGTATACAAGAAAAAGAAACGTTTACAGCAACTGCAGGGCAGACAACCTTTGGTACAAAAGGTTATACAGACGGTGCTTTTATTAATGTGTTCCTCAACGGTGTACGCCTTGTAAATGGTACAGACTATACAGCTACAAATGGTAGTGATGTAGTATTGGCATCTGGTGCTAATGCAGGTGATGTACTTGACTTTGAAACAGTTAATCAAGTACAGCTAGTAAGCAACACTTCAACTACACCAATCTTTAAAACTAGTGCTACGCTAAAGAATGACACCGAAGAAGATACTGACGGTGGCAGAGAAAGCACTCTTATATTTCAAGGTGAACAGTCTGGTGGTGAGATTAGTACACTGGCTCAGATACAGGCATCACACGATGGCACATCTGATGACCAGAAGGGTGACTTAATCTTCAAGACTAATGATGGTAGTGATAACAATGCACCTACTGAGAGGCTACGTATAGATAGTAATGGCTCTATTATTACAGCAACACTAGGCACAAATAACACACATCTTGGAGAAGGTGCAGGTGCAGCTATAGTTTCTGGTGGCAATAATAATGTTCTTGTTGGTAAAGATGCAGGGAATGCAATAACTACTGGAGATAAAAATACTGCAATAGGTGTTGGGGCTTTAGATGTAAATACAACTGCAAGCTTCAATACAGGCCTTGGGTACAATAGTTTAGGAGCTAACATTACTGGTGTTCACAACACAGCAATAGGCAGTGAAGGTCAAGACGGTAGATCTGTACTACATAGTAACACAACAGGTGGCTATAATGTTGCTGTTGGTAATCAGGCTTTATCAAGCAATACTACTGCAAGCTACAACACAGCCGTTGGATACCAATCTCTTAACTTAAATACTACAGGTAGTTTAAACGTATCTGTTGGACTTAACGCTTTATATAACAATACTACCGCAAGCAACAACACAGCAGTAGGGTATGCGGCAGGGTCTGCTGTTACAACAGGTCAATATAGTACTTTTATAGGTTCTGTTGCAGGAACCGCTACGACTACGGCAGATTGGAACACCTTTGTTGGTTATGAGGCAGGAAATGACAACACTACAGGAACTCAAAATACATTTTTAGGAGCAAGATCAGGTGATTTAAACACAACAGGTGGTTATGGCGTTGCTGTTGGTGTAAATTCATTAGGAGCAAACACAACAGGTAATTATAATACAGCGATTGGTAATGCTGCTTTACAATCCAACACCACCGCATCTCAAAACACAGCCGTTGGTTATCAAGCTATGTATACTAATACGACTGGTGTTGAAAGTGTTGCGGTAGGTTATGAGGCTTTAAGAGCTAACACAACTGCTCATACCAATCATGCCTTTGGATATAGAGCTTTGAAGGCTAATACTACTGGTGGGTCTAATTGTGCTGTTGGTCATAATGCCCTTACAGCTAATGCCACTGGATCTGCTCAGACTGCTGTTGGATATGGTGCGCTTTCTAGTGAAACGACATCTGGTAATAATACAGCAGTTGGCACTGATTCTTTAAAGACTCAAAATGGTGCTGCTAACAATACTGCTATTGGGTATCATGCAGGAGAAAATATAACAAGCGGCACTCAAAATACACTTGTAGGCTCACAAGCAGGAGATGAACTAACCACAGGTAATTACAATGTTATGGTAGGGTATGTAACAGGTACATACTCAACTAATAATACAACTGGGTCTAGAAACACACTTGTAGGTTCATATACTAGAGCTATAGTTGGTGCTACTGACGATGCAAATGGTTTTGGACATGATATAAATGCTGACGGTGGTTACACAACAATCGGAGTAAGCACTAATGATATTAGGGCTTCTCATGGTAGCACAACATGGTCAACAGTATCAGATGAAAGATATAAAAAAGACATTACGGACAGCACCGTTGGTTTGTCTTTTGTAAATGCATTACAACCAAGAACATTCAACTATAAAAACAAAGGTGAGCTTCCAGATACTTTTCGTGCCTATGAAGAAGGTTCTACTGAAGTATTCAAATCTTCTCAAACTCAACATGGATTTATAGCGCAAGAAGTAAAAACAGCTATTGAAGCAGATAGTGGAATAAAAGATGGTTTTAAGTTATGGGATGAAAGAGAAGACGGTTCTCAAGAAGTTGCAGAAGCAGCACTAATACCTGTTTTAGTTAAGGCTATCCAAGAACTGTCAGCAAAGAACGGTGCATTGGAAGCTAGACTAGACGCATTGGAGGCAGAATAATGACTAACGCAAGAGAATTAGCAAACCTCGTTGGTGGTACACTAACCAACTTAACATCTGGTACTGACAACGTAGCGTTAGGTGATGAGGCACTTGAGGCTGTAACCTCTGGTGCTAACAATACTGGTATTGGTGTAAATGCAGGTACTGCAATTACTACTGGTTCAGGAAACACAGCACTTGGTCATCGTGCAGGAGAGGCAATTACTACAGCCGATAACAATGTGTTTATTGGTAAAGAGGCAGGACTTGTTAATACGACAGGTGCTTCTAATGTGGCAGTAGGTAGAGATGCATTAGTCTCAAATACCACTGCAGGTAACAACACAGCAGTTGGTTATCAGTCATTATATAGTAACACTACCGCAGATAGAAACTCTGCTATTGGGTATCAATCTCTTAATGCTAACACTACAGGTTTCAGAAATACTGCCGTTGGATATATTGCACTCCAAGACAACACAACGGGCAACAGAAATGTAGCTGTTGGTGAACAAGCTCTAGCAAATAACACTACGGCATCTGATAATACGGCTGTTGGAGAGGCAGCTATGGCATCTAACACGACA